GATCGATGATTGAGTCGGCTGTTAGCTTAAGCGACTCTTCGATATGAGAGATAGGAGCGTTGCTCATACGGGAACCTCGATCAAGAATATTTCGAGAGGTTCAGTAGCTCCGTTCCCGCCGGGGATAACCCGTGGGGACTCAAAGGGTTGATCAGCAGACCACCGGACATTCAAGGCACCAAAGAGTGGGTGGTTATACGTAAATGTTTGGTAGGTCAGTACCGACTGATAGAACTGCACGAGGGCATACGCATTGTAAGCCGGGTTCTGGGTGGGATCTGGATTGCCATACTGATCTACAAAGTATTGCAGAACTGGGAACCTCAGGCGGAATGTCCGTTGCAAAGGAAGCTGGGGCTGGGCAGCAAACTGCCAGCCCTTACCAAAGGTAAAAGCATTTCCTTTGGGCCACTGTGTGGTGGTCTCGTGATATGTAAATGGGAAGACGGGCTGCGTCATCCCCCATCTATCATCAGGACATCAAGTTTAAATCAAGGATATATATAAACTAATGTCCCGTGGACTTAAGTTGTCTCGAAAAGTCGATGTCCTTACTGGTCCACTTTTGGTTTAAACAAAGGGTTCGTCCCCATTGCATTCCCTCATAATATTCATCACCATCATTTATCTTTAAGTAGTCCTCACCCCTCAACCGAATATAATTGAACTCTTTCCACCCAGTGTACCCACCGTATTGGTTTTTAGAGTTAATAAAACCACACGCGAAATCTTTTCCTATGTGTACATCTTTAAATCTTGCAGATGGATAGTCAGAAAGTACTGAGGACAATTGTTCTTTAACGGTGTGTAATACTTCTTTTTGAGCTGCAGATGCTATCGTTGAGGCGAGCATAATCATAAGCAACATCAAGCTGTTCCTAGTGCCACATGTTTAATCAGCGCCTTCGTCTGCCCACCAGTCAGGATGTCATTCGAGATCGTATGGATAATATCCTTCGGTCCCAGTTGTGGCTGTTGGTTAGGAGCAACAGCATAGACGTTCACAGTGTCTGGTTGACGCTTAGGCATAGCCTGAGCAATCGTAGGCATTTGTTGGAGGGCGTGTCCACCCCCAAAGTTAATTCGATCAAGGTTATCCTTGCCCACCATTGATACTGCGTTTTGGTTCAGCACGTACTCTCCGGGGGCGGTCCAAGTCATGATGCTATCGCGGTTAGGTACACCGCCTTCCATAGCACCGCCTTGAGCCCGACGCACGGCACCACCTTGCCAGAGAGGGGTCATACCTGAGCCCCAGCCTCCACCAAAGCTACTACCTCCTGCACCAGCCCCACCGCCTCCTGCACCCCCTGCGCCTCCAGCCATCGACATAGCAAAGCTGAGGAGCATCTTAATCATCTGGTTGGCGAACATCTTCATGGCAGCATCTTCCATTGCGGAGACGATACTCACTCCGAACTGCCGCCACGCCTTGCCAGACTTCTCGGTTCCATTCAGGATATTTTTGAACAGGGAACTGAAGCTATTCTCGACCGTGTTGAGGGTGGTCGTCATCCCATCGGCAAAGGTTTCCCAGATCGGTTGATCGACCTTGGCCATGTTTGCAAACTTTGCCCACCCAGCCGCTATAGCTTGAGTTGCCGTCTGAAGCGGTTGCATCCGCTCGGTCAGCTTGGCGACACTTTGATCTGCCTCATCGGAGGCCTTACGTGCGGCATCAAATGCCGTTTGGGCTTGATCAACACCCTTCTTTGCTACAAGAGCCGCAGCGGATTGATCTTCAGGATCAAACCCTTCGTAGACCTGTTCCTTTTGGTTTAGATTGCTCTGAGCAGCATTCCTAGCGTTGTGCGCCTGAGTTTGTGTCTGAAGCGCCATTTGGATTTGAAGCCGCTCCTTAGCTTCTTCCACTTGGAACTTGTGGGCATCACCAATTTGGGTGGAGTTGTAGTAGTTACCAACGGACTCCAGCTGGGCTTGCTGCATCTTTAGCTGGCCCATGACCCGGTCGCTTGACTCATTGGCCTTATCCTTCAGGCCCTTCGTCGTCGCATCAATAACCTTTGATATAGCCTTCACCGTTTCAACGGCGACAGATGATTGTAGATCAGCAATCTTCTGATTAGTTTCGGCAGACAGAGATGTCGCACCGGGGTTCTTGGACATATACTCAGTCTTCAGATAATTGATCTGCGCCTGAAGATAGGTATTAAAGGCCCCTTTAATTTGATCCATAGATTGTTGAAGGCCCGGTCCTTCACCGTCCTCTTGCTTCGTGATCAAGGAGTCAGTTGTCCAAGTCGCTTTATCTTTGGCGCTTTGGGAGATAATCTTTTGGGCTTCTGCCAAGTTACCTTGTAGGACATGAGCACTAAACTTTCGAGTTTCCTCCTGAAACTTTTCAAGTGCTGATTTGATTTCGTCCTTAGTCTGATTGGGTTTAGTCCTGATGGCCTCCTCAGACAATTGCTTATACTGACCAAGCATTTTTTCGAGTTGATCTTGCTGACCCATAATGGAGTCAGTTGATGGACCAACACCGACCATCTCTGCGATGTGTGTCTTTAAAGCTGCAGCCTTATCCTCAAGGGACTTGGCCCGTTGGGTTGCTCCCTTATTAGCCAGAGCGTGTTCGCCATTTTCGTTCTTCTGATCGGCGGCAGCAGCTGCGTCTTCAATCTCCTGAGGGGAGGCATCAGGCCCCAGCTTGGCTAGGCTCGCATCACGCAGTTGGTCTCCGTACTTTTTAAACCCAGCCATATCTCCGCGCTGGCGGGCTCCAATCTGGAGTTGGCGCAACAGATTGATCCGAGTGTTCCATCCCTTCGCGTCGGTTGGCTGGGACGAGGTGGAGTATCCCGCAATAGCTTGATAAGTCGGATCACTGGTGATGGACTGAAGCGCGCTAGGATTACCACCCGCGAGTGCCGTAGCCTGAGACTGAATTTGACTAAAGGCTGTGTTGCCCTTTTGATTGAAGGCTTCAATCGCGTGTGCCCGTTCGAGCGGGTCTTTGATTGAGAAAGCCTTCACACGTTCGGCTTCCATCTCAGACCTCATCCTTGTCAGGTCTGAAATAAAGGCAGATCCTTGGGGGGAAGACTGAATGGTTCCGATAGAGACATCGTTCTGTGCTTGCTGAATATCTTTGTTGATATTCAAACGCTTCGAGACAGAAGGCATAATCTGATCGAGCTGATTAGTAAGATATGAGACGTGCTCATTGCCGCCATACTTCCGCAGGGTGACTAGGGCGGAAGGGATTTGTTCAGCAGTCATCCCGCCTGAACTAATTTGCTGGATGATATCCTGCACGTTAGATGGCAGACTTTTAAAGCTGGACCGAAGGGTCAGGCGTTGAGCCCACGGTTGCAGCCCACCCAGACCAGATTGGATTTGGCTGTCATATGCACCGCGTTCCTTAGTGAGGGCACTCACCTTATCTTGCGAAGCCACCAGCCCAGCGACTGCTTGCTGCCGACGAAGCTCAATCAGTTTGGAGATCAACCCATCCACATTACGAGTTTGGGCTGTGATCTCCAGCCCCCAGATGCCAAACTTCTGAGCAGCAATTTCTGCAGCCTGACCAGCGAGGGCTGTGTTCTTTGAGAGCGCAGCATGACGATCAGTCAGAGATACGATGTACTCGTCGATGCTGGTGATACGCTTTTGGTATTCGTCATGACGCCCGGTGGCTTCCTGTACCTGATTTGCGTATTGCTCGACTTCCCTTGCTGCCCTGTTTTGGGAGAATGAAAATGCTTCCAGCCCAAGAGTGATAGCCGTGATACCAAGTGTAATCCAGCCAATGGGGGTGGCAAATAGTGCCGCTGCGAATGCCCGTGTCGTAGCAGTCAGGCCAACCATCACGCCTTCGAAGTCAGCCGCAGCGATGGCGGCAGCAGTGAAACCGAGTTGGGCTGCTGCTGTTCCTTCAGCCATCATGATAAAACCACCCGCAAGTTTCGCCAGCCACGTAAGCGTAGCTGCCGCAACGAGTGATCCAAGCACTGTACCAAACAGTTGAAGGGCAGGGGTTGCTTTCGACACAAGGTCAAGCATTGACGCAAGACCACTGAGCAATGCCGTCAGGCTGCGTAGGAGCGGCCCAGACGCCTCATAGGCAACCTTGGTGAAGGTATTAAGCAGACGGGTCCATTGGGCCTCCACGGACTCCATACGCACACTAGAGGCATCAACCGCAGCAGTCGAAGACAGAACGGACTTATCAAGTTCGTGATAAACTTCGACACCACGAGACAGAGCGTTGTATGCGCCAAAGGCACGGATCGATAGACCAGCCATCGCGTCGGCGGCGGTGAAGCCATGGGACTGCAGATTGTCGAGAGCACCCCCAAGCCCATTGGTTTGAACGTTAACGTCAGCAGCAGTCAGCCCAACCTTCTGCAATTGGACTTGCATTTTCTTTGTGGGGTTATCGAGAGCTTCAATCAGGGATTTCAGACCAGACCCCATCTGGGAGCCGTCCTTCATTCCCTGAGATGCCATCGCTCCAAACGCAGCCATCACCTCATTGAACTGCATCCCAGTCCCTTGAGCGAATTGGCCTGCACCTTTAAATGCCTTGCCAATGTCATCCAAAGATACCTTGGACTTTGTTGAAATCTCCGCCATTGCGTTAGTGACGGAAGGGGCTTCAGACGCAGCCATGTTGAACGTCTTCATCACCTGAGTGGTGACGTCAGCTGCATCCTTGGCCGTGGTTTTTGTTGCAATAGCCAATTGATTGATTGGCTTGAGCATCTCCCCAGCTTGCTGGGTATTGTACCCCGCCTTGATCAACATCTCAGTTGCATCAGTCAGATCGGTCATGGACTTGCTGGATGCAGATCCTACAAGCATGATGTCCTGAGCGAGCTTTGTCATCTCGCTGTCAGTTGCGCCTGCATTCCCTTTGATACCATCCAACCCATTCTGGAAATCCAAAACAGATTTACCAGCGTATCCGACTGCGCCCATGCCTGCGCCCATGAGGGCGTAGTTCGCCATTTGGTGGGCTTCGATCCCAAACATGGGAGCGCCACCACCGTAGTCTAGGCGAGCAGACCTCATAGCCAACTGCTGTTCGACGCGGGCGTTAGCCCCGCGCTCTAACTGTTCAGTCTGTGTCCCATTGATGGCGATATATTTATGTCGCTCGTCTTCATAGGCAGCACGAAGGCGATTGGGGTCGATGGTCAACCCACGTTGGTTACCATAATCGACAAGACGTCTAGCCCGCAACTCAGCCTGTTCAGGGCTC